ATCCGGTAGTGCCCAGTAGAGCGCACCAATTGGCGCTATCTTCCGAAATGCCCTCCTGCTTGTGCCCGTTCTTGCGGATGTCCTCGACCAAGTCAAAGAACTCGTCCGTCGTAATCACGTCCAGCGCCCGCTGCTTCCCGTCGGTGCGCAGTTTGTATCTCTCCTCCCTGCCGGTCGCCTCCCGGGTGGGCACTTTCCATTCGGGAACCGCAAAGATCAAAGAATCTTTCCGCGCCAGGGCAAACAACAGCTTCCACACGGTCCACATGCCCTTGGTCGCACTCAGCGAGAACGGATTGAGGAAACAATTGGCAAACCAAGCGTCCAGATCCTCCTCCGTCACCCGGTCCACATGCTTGTTCAGAATGTGAGCAGGACACGCCCCGTCTCCCCTCTTGATCAATTTCCCCTGCTCATTTTTACGGTTTTTCGCGTTGCGGTGCCGATACCCTTCAAGGATCTGGTCCAAGTTGAAACCCGTCGTCTTCCGGGTGCTCTGATCTTGATGCCCGTTTTGCACGGCAATCCTGACGCGATCATCCAGGTAATCGCGCACAGTCGGCATTGCCGACCTCGGTGCCTTGTCCACCTTGCTTGTGCGGATCTGCCTCGCTTCCTTCTTCGCCGCTTCAAGGTGAGCGGAAGAAAGGGTGTGCCAGGCGCGTTGCCCGGTCTTGTTCACCCTGCTTGTTCCGTAGACTACCGCGCCCTTGTCGTTGTGGCGGTAGAAAACTCCTTCGTGTCCTGTAGCAGTCCAATACTTGCGAAACTGCTTGGACCCCGACTTTGCATTTTTCGGCGTACGCTTTCTCATGGTTCGTCCTTCGGTTTCCCGTTTTAACGCTTAAGTGTAAAATGAGCGTTAAAATGAGATTCTTCTGATGCCACTGTTTGGACGAATCCAGACAACAGCAACCTATTAAAATAGGCTTTTGGGCACCATGGTAACCAGAGAAAGAGTGGCAGCCCTGCTAGGACTCGAACTTAGTTTTCTGTCTTAGTGGTTGTCATTTGACCCTTAAAAACAAGGGGCAAAAACAGCAAAGGTTAGCCTTTCTTAACTCAAGGTTAACCATGGTATACCGGCGGTATACCGGATAAGTGTAAAACGGCAACTCCAAAAACCGGCACTGAGCCGCTTGTCTTTACTCGTCGCCCTTAAAGTCCGCCCTAGTGATAGGCGGGTTCACCTCACTAGGAAGAGGAGCAGGACCGGACTCTACTGGCACAAGACTATACTTCTTCTCTTCCTCCTCTTCGCGTTTTTTCGCAAGCAGTGCAAAGATCAAGGGAATGCCCGGAACCTTGTCTGCGGCACGCATTGGTGCCCCAGGTTGATCTTTTGATCGTTCTGCCATGTTCTACAGGGGTTTAAAGGGTTCTGCACCAAGGTTCAACTAGAATCGGGGTTGACCCTTCTCCTGAATGTCAGCTCGCAAACCGTCTGAAATCTCCACCCTCCAGAAAGCCTGACCATCGACAAGTCGATCAGGGCTAGCTTTTACCTTATGTTTTTTAAGGTATTTGTTTACCACGTTGGGGATCTGACGGTCATACATTCTGCGGAAAGGTTCAGAATTGCCCGGTCCTTCTACCAAATCATCTCCTTCTAGCACTGCCTCGGGAGGCGCTACTCGGTAAGCATATTCGTATGCCTCGGTTTGCTTCTCGTCGTTTAGTTTCTCTCTTGCAGCCTCCCAACCATCGTCCGTCGAATCAATTCCCTCGTCAAACAACTGCTTGTCAACTGCTTCCTCTAAGGCTTCCTGGTAAACTACGAAAAATTCCGTTTCTGCCGCATCGTATCTTTCCCTTAAAAGGTCGGCATTGTTTTGTCCGACGTAGTCGCTCAAATCTTCGCGTCTTACGGCTTCATCTAATTGCGTCTCGGGACCCTCCTGGGTCACAGCAACCAAGTTATCCCCGTCCCACCTAATGAAGGCAAACGTGTCACTCAGGTCTATATCGTATCTTTCGTTCTGAGTATCCCCGTCAGTCCATCCAACCCAGTCGTGGTTCTGATCTACGGCATCCTTCAGGGCACGCTTAAACAGTGCCAAAATCCACGCATTGGAGTCACGGTAGGGGGCGTCAGGAACTCCAGAAGTTAATTTGCCTTCAATCTCTCTGTATTTCTCCGACAATCGGGCGTGCAGTTCGTCCTGTGCTTTGTGTTCCTGTGGGGCATTTTTGGTAATAGGAGTTTGTTCCGTTTTACCTGTCAGAATGTCGTCAATGACTTGTTTTAGACGTGTGCGTTCCCTGTGTGCCTTAATGAGTTGCCCGTAAATTATTTTTTGTTCCTCTTTAAGTTTTATGACGTCGCTTTCAGAAGGCAGGTATCCTGCTGTCTGCCCCTTCTGGTGCCGATCACTTTGCACCTCTTCAAGAAACGTGCCTGTAGTGCCGTCTTCTGCTTTTCTGGTCTTCTGGCGAGAATGGGCAACGTATCCCTTTGCCTTGCGACCTGTTTGTCGAACAAAATGCGGTGAATCATAATCCCGTGCGGACCGTGCGTGCCGGATGTTCCTGCCCTCCCCGACCACAAGCAAGCGTTCCTTGTAGTCTACTCCCCCGTCCAAAGTGTAATCCCCGTAGATAGGTTTGGGATGCTCGTCCATAAAGCGGGCTTCCAATCGTTTTTCGACAAACCTTTCGATCCATGATCTAGCTTCAAACTTATCTCTGAATCTATTTGCTCCACGAGGAACACGAACACCATGAATCGTATGATGCAGAAGTCTGTATGCGGTGTCCCCGTCTGTAAGGTCTTCAACAAATCCATACATAGGCGTACCAAGTTCCTGGTTTTCGAAAACGTCTATAGGTCTTGAGGGCACTCGTTTGCGTTGATTTGCAGGGAACACACCCTCGATGTCACCTGCGAGATAGTCATCTATTACTTGCGCAATAGCAGTTTCTTCTGAACTACCCTCTCGCAATATCCGTTCATCAAGTTGCCACTGGTCAGGAGTGATTTCTGGGTTATCGTCACGCAGCTCAACCTCATCCAGCAGTTGATCCCCTCGGTTGCGCAGTTCCTCAAAGAACTCTGCAACCGGCACCTTGCCGTTGTGCTTCTCTGCTAGTCTGTCGATGACGTCTTCCACCATTAACCACTTTGCCTCTTCCTGGTTGACCAGACCTTTTTTGGGAGCAATCAGTGCCTTGAGTTGATCTGCGCTTGCACGTTTGCCCTGCACCTTGTCGCTGAGATTCTCCACCAGGGATGAACGCATCCCGTGCTGGTCAGGTTGCTCAAGCGGCATTTCCCGACGCCCCCCAAGTTGTGCAACTGGAGTGGTGGGTCTGCCTACGTCTCCCCGGATGTCGTCCTCGGTGTCAAAGCGTTTGGACAAAGGGATGACGTTGCCTTGGTCGTCCCGGGTAACAGGGTCGGCGGATTTTATGCTAGAGGGACTGTAGACATAGTAGACTTTCTCCCCGTTGTCGGTTTCAACAATTACGTCCGATTCGGAAGTAGCTTTTACTCCCCATAAATCTTGCCCAAACGCACCAATAGAGGCTTGCACTGTTTGGGCATTGTTTAGAGACAAGTAAACCTCTACCACTTTTCCCTTCCGGTCTTGCGGAGGAGACTTTTTCGCTAGGCTGTCAAGTTTCGCTGCCGCTTTAGGTTCATGCTCTCGGATTGCGTCCGCGATATATCGAATGTCGTCAGGTATCTGAGCCAAGGCATTCTCATCTATGTCCATTGCCCCCGTGTCCCACTCCACTTCTTTGATGGAAGTCCCGTCTACTTCTGCTTGTGATGTCTCGGGAATTGCCCCCAATATCTCGTTCGTTTTTTGCGCCCACCAGAGGACATCTGCCTCCTCATTGGAGGATAGCGCATAGGCTTTTGCGGCGTCCGTGTCAGTGGTAAACGAAAAACCGCCTCTACTAGCTCCCGACCTAGATCCAACCTTTCCTCGGTCAAACGTGTTCCCTTCAAGTTCCCCTACCATGCCGTGAGCAGCCTTGACCATGCCCGCCTTTACCGCAGCGTCATCGACCATCCTCTGCGCAGCGTCAGTGTCCCCAGCCTCAACCGCTGCCAGGTAGTCAGCATCGCTTGCGGTCTGCGTCTCAGCTTCTGCCTCTAAGCGACTCAACTCCTCCCGTGCCTTCTCAATCCTGTCCTCAAACTCTCTAATCTTCTTCCTGTGCCCCTCGGCAGCACGTTCGTCCCCTCTGTCAATAGCTTGCTGGAGTTTCTCCCTCCTTGACGGTAATGAAGTCTCTTCCAGAGTGCTTATGCGCGACCGCAGCTCCCTTGTTTTGCGCTTTATAAATTCTGTATGTTCCTGCCCTCGTTGTTGCCTTTGCTGCTCGGGCGTGACTTCTGCCAAGTCCTTTTGCTGTTGCCAAATGTCCCCTGCCAAGAGTCGCATATCTTCAAGCACCTGCGGTTTTACTGCCGTGAAGTTCTTGCCTCGGTAGTCGTAATCGTACGTCCTGGGGGATGATCGTGAAACTTGGTCGTGATCAGATATTCTGATTTGCTGGCGAAACTTCCCGCCGTTTGCCAAATGAACCTCAACAACTGGATACTGCGATTCGCTCAATCGACTTACGTCTCCACTTGTTTTGTCCAGTGTAATCTTGCTTACCCGGGGAGGACTTTGCTCTCCCTTGTAGATTTCCAATTCACTGCGAGGGACGGACCTTCTTCCTGCTCCCCCTGGACCGTAAATCATATAAGTGTCGGCAGGAACCGTTTCATTCAACTCTTCGTCACTGAGAGGATTTGTGGTCTGCCCTTCCATCGCCTGCTCCTCCAAAGGCAATTCCCTTCGCCTGCCCTTTTCAAGCGCAAACGGGAACGGATCTCGCGGCAGAGTCTGGATTCTGGCAAAGCGGTCCAACCTGTATGAGCGAACTGCGCTGCGCAGTTTCTTGAAAGGTGCCTCTAAAAGAGCTGGATTAAAGTCCGGGTTTCCTTTGCCCACGTTGCCAAAAATCGCGTTCAGGAAATTAAGCTGCTCGTCTGTAAACTGGGTGTTGTTTTTGATGTCCTTGCCCCAGTTGGTGACCATCAACTCAAAATCGCTAGCAATGCGCCCAACGCTCCCGTCGTAGAGCTTCCGCCCGCTAGCGCTCTTTGCCAGGATGGCAATGTTTTCTGCCACTTGATCGTGCGAAATCCCGTAGACGAGCAGGTTGCCTTCGTCAGACTGCACCAGCGCATAAGGTGCCCACCTGCCCCACTTTCCGGCAATGCCCTTCTTGGGGACAAAGTTGCGCCAGTTGCCCTTGCCTCGTTTTTTCCGCCAGACCGGAAAATAAAACGATAACAGTGATTCGCCCCGGCGGGATGGATCGCTGAGAATGTCAACAATCTCATCAAACATTTCCAACTGGTAATCGGAAAACGGCAACGACCGCAGCATTTCCTTGAGCCGTGCAGCACCTACCAATGCGCCGGTCGGGGACGCTCCGTGCATCTTTGCAGCGCCGGTCAGGTCTGTGCCATTATCAGTGCCGCGCCCGACGTTGACCTTGGGTAAGGACACGTTTGATTCTTGCTCAATTTGCGGACCAAACAACGGTTGTCCCTCACCTGCCCTTGCGTTAGCTGTTTCCTGCGGGATTAGCTGCGCCTCGCCATTCTTGAGGATCACGTTGCCTTGCGCATCGTGCTCGAGATCGGGAGTCATTACCGACTCCACCTGGTTCAACCCTTCTTGGTCATTTGGCAGAATCGCGTTAGGGTCTTTTTTGCTTTTCTCGGGGTCATGCAGGTCAGCGCGATCTGCGTCAGTCGCTCCAATGCCAGCACGGTCGCGCATGTATCGTTGGACGCGCTTTGCAATCGCCGCTTGTTGTTTGTAGGCGTCCCTGCCAGGCAAACCCTTTCGGACCGATACCGTGCCGTCTGAGTCAAACAGCAACCCCATGTTCATCAGACTTTTTTGCCTGTAGGATGCAGGCATGATCGCGTCCATGAGTGACCTCATCCACGGATGGCGCTGAGTCGCTTTGATTAGAGCGTTGTGCCGCACACTTGAAGCAAGTCCATCCATGGAGCTATAGGCAGACCACTCCAGCGCCGCTTCTGCCCAGTCAGATGAATCATTGCGCGACAAATCCCACTTGTCTCCCCGCAGCTTGTTTTCGTTGTTTGCCCAAGTCACAAAGCTGGGCATGTAACTCCCGTCTTTAAGGCGCAAAATGCCACTTGGTCCAACGAGTTCATCTACAACCCCTTGCTCGAAACCTTGCGCATCCAAGTAGTGGCGGAACTCATGCGCCATTGCCGCCTCCGCTCCACGCGGATCGTTGGGGTTGATGCGGATAGTGTTAGAGTCAGAGTCGTAATAGGAACTGCCATTCGCAACGGAGACATCAAAGTCCCAATGGAGGTCAGGAAAGGCGGTGTGATAATTTCCAAGTGCCCTCTTGGCTACCGGCGGCAGCGCGTCAAAAACTGCCCGCTTTTCAGGATCACGCAGAAATTCGTCTCTAAAGTTAAGAGCGGCATTTGTTGCCAGGCGGTTCTGCTCTTCGACCGTGCCTGCGGTCTTCATTCCCATCAGACTGCCGGTGACGTTGGCACCCATTGCCATTGGTGCCTCGAACGCCAACGCTTCTGCCATCGCGTCTGTGAGCCAGTTACCGCCTGCATAAGAAGCTCCTCCCGCCGCGATGTAACTGAATGGGACTTCAGCAATAAATGCCCTGCGATAGTAGTCGGCAAACTGCCTTGTCATTCTGACTGGTTTGCCCAACGCAAAATCACCAGCCAGGAACAATTGGCGACGGAACACGCTATCTTTACTCTCGTCTGCCAATTTGCGGAAAAACGGCAGAGCAGTCCTTCGTTTGCCCCACTCCAGTCCTACCTTGGAAAGTCGTTGTCCAAGCCTAAACGTCCTGCCGCCCTGACCGGTCATTCCCGCAAGGACGCCCAGTGCGCCAACAAACGGATTCCCTCCGGTCAACCCGTAGAACGCCGCCCCCTGGGTCAATCCTGACAACGCAGGATTCATCCGCTTGAGCAATGTCCCTGCTGATTGCAGTGCTGCGCCCGACGCCTTGAAAGGAACGCTGCGGATCTTTCTGCCCATTGCTCCTACCGCAGAAAGTAGACGCGGCTCAACTGCCTGGGATACGCGCAAGAGTCTTTTTTCCGTTGCCGCAATAGTGCCGTCAATGTTGTCAATCTGACGCTGCAACTGTGACGCCGCGCCCTTGCCAAACGGGCTGGCAGCGGCTGCCTTTTGGGACGACTGCAACAATTGTCGTTTGCCTTGCAACTCAACAAGCTCGCCGCTCAGTTGCATGCTCTTTCGCATTGTCGCAGTGACGGCTGATCTCCCAAGAGCTGCAAAAGCAAAAGGGGTCAGGGTGTCGGGACTCAAAATCATCCCTACAGCAGTGCCTGTTTCCTTTGCTTTCTCTACCCTTGTTTTTTCTTGAGATGGGCGCTGATACCAAGGCAGGTCTGGGTCATTGCCTTCAATCCGGTCCAGCTCGTTGAGCTGCTTTTCCGCGCTTTTAACTCGCGCCCTTGCCCCTTCCTCTCCGTAAATGTTATCCTCTCGAAAGTCCTCAATCAGCTCTTCAAGCTCTTCGCTTTGCAGTCCAAGAAGAGCGACATCTGCAACGGTCGTTGCCATTGTCGCTCCAAAATCAATCGCAGAGGCAACTGCTGTGCCTGTTTCGACCTGCTCAATATCATACTGCGCTTTTCGGTAGAGGTAGGCAGACCGCAGGCGGTCTTCGTCGGTAAACAAGTGCTTTGTTCCTGGTCCGTGAGTGAGAGCGGCATGCGCCCCGTAGCTCATCGTCGCAGGCATCCGCAACAACGCTTCTTTTGCGTAAGCGTCAATACCTACTTTGGTTCTGGCAAGTTCTTCTTCTGTCGGCTTGCCCTTAATTGCTCCTAGCAGCCAACCGGCAGGAGTCTGGAGGAACCACGGCTTGCTCCTCTCAATTACGTCGTAAGTTTGAGCCAATCCCCCTGGAACCTTGATTAGCTCTCCAAAAAGCTCCCCTGCCATGGGACCAAAGTTTTTGAACGCATGAGCGAGAAACTCAGCCGTGTCTTCGTATTCTTCGCCCGCTTGGGTTTTATAATAGGAAAGCGCCCCGTTGTTTTTTGCCTGCTGATAAAGCTGGAATCCTTTTTCCTGATTAGGCTCCGAAAGAATATCTTCCAGCCCGCGCTCCATAACGCCCTCCCAGATGTTTCCGTCCTGGGTCAGGTTCAAGTCGGCGTCAATCCATCCCTTGAGATAGAAATCAAGCATCTCGTCAGGGTCTTCCCCTGCCGTTTCCGATCTTTCCAGCAACCGTGAGCCGGTTGCAGTGAGCGCTGCGTTTTGGTCGATTAGACCAGCATTGAGAAGATCCCGGTTCTGTTCAGCAAGCGTAGTAGACATTGCATCACTGCGTCAGTTCTTGGAGATACGGCAAAATGTGTTTCTTTGCCCATGCCTGCTCGGTGACCCCACCGGAAGTCGTGCCACGATTCGTGCCCGTGTGAGGCGCAATGAATGCGACGTTTGACAGATCGCCAAACGCTTCGACCAGCAGTCTGGCATACTTGCGCGGATTCTTCTCAATTGCTTTTCTTGCTTCCGGGTGAGACGCAAAAAACGGCTCTGTGTAGATCATGCGCGGATTGCCCTCGAACCTGTAGAACAAGCCAGGAATCTGATCCCCGGATGGTTTTTCCCTGCCCGGTCTGATGGGGTTTGGAACCCCTGCCTCCTTGAAAAACTGATGCGCAAGTTGCACGAATTTCTTTGCGCTTTTGGTTTGAGCGGGTGTTGCCTTTTTGGACAACGCGACCTCAATGCCTCTGACTGATTTGTTGTCTGCGTCGTTAAAATCCAAAGACACCACGTTCTTTGCATTCTTTGCAGCAGTTTTAAACAGCTGACTGTTGCGATGATCAGGTATGACCGTGATGTTCTTCTTGATCTCTTTAGGTATGCGCGGCGCTGGGCGTTCTTCTGGCACAATTTGCGCCTGGGGGATCAGACTTAGATCCAAACCAGTCCCGGCAGGATTAGCTGTTGCTAACGCTGCACGGTTGCCCATTTCCATCACTGTTCCGCCTGGAGGTGTCTGAAAACTTGTCTCTCTTAGTTCGACGGCAGGCAGCCCTATCAAACCCTGACCATCGTCTCCTTCAATTGGCGATATCATGCCTTGTGACCCGCGCATCTGGACGCCTCCTCCTTGCTCTCCCGGGTCTACGTCTTCAGGACGGACATTCGGCAAACCCCCGCCTGCGCGAGTGACTCCGGGCAGCGTGCTTGGATTGCTTTGCTCTCGATTTCTCTGAACAAATTGACCAAGGCGAGAAGTTGTCCCGCCTGTTGCGCTTGTTGCGCCCGGTGTGCCCGGTGTGCCCGGTGCCGCTGGTGCCGGGTTGACGTTTCCTGCGCTGGGAAAGTAGCGCCCCGTTTCCTCAAAATTGCGCTGGAGTTGGTTCTTGGCGTCAATTCTTCCCTGAAGCTCTTTTTTTAGCGCAACAACTTTGTCAAAGTTCTGGTTTTCATCTTGCGCATCGTCCCAATACAGATTGAGGATTCGCGCTGCTTCATTTTCAGTAAATTGAGCGCCCAATGTCTCTCTCAACGTGCCAACAATAATCTTTTGGAGTTTGTCTCTTGCTGCTTTCGTTGCTCTAGCTCTGTCGCCTCCAAGCAAAAAGAATCCCGGTCCTTTTGTTACGCCCCCCTGCAATTTTCCGGTAATGATCTTGCCTCCTGATTTGTCTCTCAGCTTGAGACGGTCTGCCAATGGAACGCTTTGATCTCCAAACTGCGCCAAAATATCGTCCAACGCATTTACCTGGTCCTGTGCTTTTTGTCCGCCCCCTGCAACCCACGGTGCCATGTCGGCAGCCGTCGCCTTTTCCATCGCAGCTTCTGCCTCGGTAAGAGGCGGCGTAGCCGCTTTTGCTCGAACAGCAGTAGCTTCCGTTGCTGCCTGCTGTTTCAAAATGTCGAGTTTTTGTTGTTCAATACCCAATCCCCGCTCTGCTCTCTCATCCGCAAAGAAATCTCTTTGCCGCACTCGGTCTGCTTCACGATCAGCGCGAACTTCCGCAGCGCTTTTCAGTTCGTTCTCAAACTTGCGTTGAGCTGCGGCAATATCAGTCGCTTGCTTTTGCGTCACCGCGCCAATGATTGGCGTAATTGTCGATGCAATACCCAGCTTTTCGCTACGCCGCAATTCGTCTGAATCCAGCGCCTCAATGATAGGCATGAGACGTTGCCCAATTGGCGACGAATCTCCGTGCAGATCGACCATTGCCTGGGCGAGTTTCTTTGACCCTGCAATCTCTGCCTTAGCCGCCTTTTGACGTTGCGCCCCCTCGCCTATGGATTGCCCCAAGCTGGCGAGTCCCGCCGCTATTCCTGCTGCGCCTGTTGCCGACCCGCGCAGAATGCCGCTGGTATCTGCCCGCATCAATTCCGGGCGAACGGTGTCTCCAATTCGTGCCATGATTTCGTGTGTTATTAAAAGATCCCACCCAACGCGCTACCCAACCCACCAAACAATCCTCCCAGAATGCCGCCCCGGGACGCTTGCTGCGCCCCGTAGACGTTGCTCTTGAATTCCATGTCCTGTCCGCGCTGAGACAGCGCCAGGTTCAATCCGGTGTCCGGGTTAAACAGCGTGGGAGTGCCTTGCGCAGCAGCTCCCATTGCGCCTTGTGCGGTTTGGAAGTTGTAAGGCAGCGCCTGCGCAGGACGCCCTGTGATCGCCAGCATGGGATCTCCGGTGCCTGCGAGCATGCCGTAGAGCCCAGCGCCCGCCTGCTGCGCCTCTGCCCGGTTCTGACGCATGATTTCCTCCCGGCCCAACGCCTCTGCAAACATGCCTGCGTTGTCCATTCCCCTGCCTCTCGCAGCGTATGCTTCCCTGGCGCTTTGCTGCGCCATGCGTTCCTGCTGCGGCGTGACGCCCTGCGCTCTGGCATACAGATCATCCGTGAGCGCCTGCTGCTGCTCCAGGAGGCGGGCCCGTTCCGGGTCTGCTGCCCGCAGTGCCTCAATTGCCCTGCCCCCGTATCGCTCAACGTCAGCAATATCAGATTCCCGCTGCGCAGAAGCTGTCTGCGCCCGCATACGCTCCGTGATGGGCGCTGCCTGCTCATACAGGGCAAGCAACCCTGGTTGGTCGTCAGTCCCAAACAACGCCATGTTCTGGCGTGTCAGCTCGTTCTGGACGTATTCTGGCGAAAATTCGCGCTCTGCATCGATTAAGCGCCGCTGGAACTCGGGATCTGTAATTCCCTGCCCCGTTTCCCAATCGCTTCCAAACAGGAATTCTCCCATCGACTTGTTGGGGTCGATAGGGTCTGGCATCCGTGGTGCTCTACTTTTTCCGCCCATGATTCTGCAATATTTTCACAAGTAACCTTTGGTCGTATTCTACAACCCGTGGTCCGTTGTGCCTTTCCCGGCACCCAAACAATCTGCCTCTAATTACTTCAGGCTGACGGTCAATCAGCTCCAGGGTCATGCGTCGAAGCGCGTTTCCCTTTGCCCAAACAAACGCCAGAAAGTAGCAATTGCCGTTTGGGTCGTCTGGAGTCCATTCGACGATGTCGTCCCAGTCCCATTGCTCGTTGCATCGATACCACATTACCAGACCGTCTACCGCGCCCTCAGTCGTGTGGTAAATCAGAGTCTTTTTCAGGTAATGATACGCTATGAGCGTCTTGACCACCGACGGCTCAAAATGCTCAAGGACGTATTCGTTTTCTTCGCTTGAGGTCGTGAATTTATAAAGCTCATCAAACAGCCACTGCGTGCTGGGCGGAAGCTCGCCCTGCTCCAGCCAGGCTGCAACGTGTCCAGCCTCAAGTTCCATCAAGCTAGCGTTCCAAAGACGGCAAAGCTGACGTGATACGGTGAGAGATGAGTGGCAATGTGAATCTTAAAGGTGTTTTCGTCATCAATTTCAACCGTGACGTTGTCGTCTTCATCGTCCCAGGCTACCGTGCTATGCTGTTGCGCCAGCACAGTGTAATCCGCACTGCTCATGTTGCTGCCTAAATCAAACGTGTAAGTAAGGCTACTTGCCGCCGTGCAAGTGCAGTTGTAAAGAGACTTAGCGTCTCCCGTTGCGACGCCATACCCTGTCATTTTCAGTATCCCATACGCTCTCGGCAGAGGCAGGTGCTTCATCAGCTCAATCTTTTTCAGATTCCCTGCATCATCGGCATCAGAAATCAAAATTGTGTCGGTCAGACTAGGGGTTGCGCTTAATGCTCCTTGTCCGGTAATGACGTCATTGTTGAGATGCTCTTGGTCAATGCTTGCATCGGTGTAGTGCTCAGAATCAATTGCGTTGTCTGCAATCTTGTCGCCATTAACAGCATCCGCACCCAGCTTTGCGTTGGTTACCGCACCGTCGTTGATTTTTGCAGTTTCCACCGCGCCATCGTTGATCTTTGCAGTCTCTACCGCAGCATCGTTGAGTTGGTCAGTGTCGATACCGCCATTTTTGACTGCAAGTTTTTCACCGGAGCGCTGCAAGGTTGTGCCGTCAACTGCGTCGTCGGTAAACTTGAGATTCGTCTGCGCCCGGTTGAGCTTGGTGTGGGTGAGTTGCTCGTCCTCCGCAAAGGATTCGCCTGCCGTAAATTGGTCTGCCATCGTGTTAAGTCGTTGAGGTTGGTTTGTTAAAGGTCGAAGTCGCGCGAACAGACACGGCGCGAAACTCTGGTCGCCCGGATGTCGGGGTCCATTCAATCTGCGCACTGAATCCTCGGGGATTGCCTGTGCGGGCGCGAATAGATGCGCCTTCGCCTGAATCAAGAAACGATCCGAGCCGGTCTGACAACGTGCCTATTGTGATCTCCTGGTCTGGATCTTCCGTGACGATTTTCAATGTCCCGTTTGAAGCGTAACCAGGGTCACTGGCAATGTGCGCGTCAATGTGGTTAAAACGCTTCCGCTCAAGAGTGCCATGAGTGTAGGCGCGGGTGCGCAAAGAAGCGGGAATGACGAATGTTGTCTCGTCGCTGCTGCCTGCGGATTCTGGAATGGTGTCCATTGCCAACCCCGTGTTGGTGATCTGAAAAACCCCGCCCTCTTCTGTGATTGCGTATAGCTCGTTTAGTTTGCCGGACCGGGCAGTCACAAAGTCCACAACCCCCCAGTTGATTGCGTTGAATGTGTCGATGCTCTCCCAGCCCCTGTTCAGGAAGTTGTAAACGAAGATTTCGTTGTTGATTGCGCTGGTGCCGGTTGGGACTGCCAACCAGTAGCGGTTGTTGTGATAACAGGCGACCGCCTTGTCAGCATAAGTGGTGTTGATGCGGCTAATCTCTGCGTCAATTGCCTCGCTCAACGGTTGCTCAGTTCCGCGCAGGTTGAGCGCGTCAACATAGGAAATCGCGTAGACCCCATCGTCGCTCAAAAAAAGAATCTGGTTGGCGTAGGTAACAATCGTTTTTCGCGCAACGCATCCAACTTCGTCAGTCAGCATATTGGTGCGCACGTCCAGCAGACTGCCAGACACCCCCAGAAGCTGGTGGATTGAGTTGCGATTAAACACAACCAACCGGTCGTCGTCAAAGGGTTGCGCTCCAACAATGAAGTCAGCAGTTCCAGCGGTAATTCTGAACTGGTTGGAAACCGGATCGAAAGTGTTGTTGTCGAGAACGTCTGACGCAATCAGTTCATCGTAGATGGCAGGCGTCCGCCTGGACGGAGAGGCGGCGCTGTCATGAGTATACGGCAGAAACACTCTGCGCTGGTGATACGTTCCCCAGGCGGCGGCAGGAGAATGAATGTATCCGCCGCCCATAGACACTCTTTTGCGGACAACAACGGTTCCGCCAGTGCCAGTGTCATCAACCTCTGCGTAGAAGTGGAACGTGTTGTCGTTGTCCTTGGTGACAATGTATTCGTCCCCAATGGACAACTCGGTCGCAAACTCAGCGCGAATAGAAACTTTCTCTCCAGTGGAAAGTCCGTGCCCAGTAGATGCAATCGACACCTTGCCGTTATTGCCGATGGTTGCAGTGCCGCTGATCTCAGTGGGTTGCGTGTAAGTTCCTGAAGACACCTTGGTGAAAGCAGGAGTCCCGCCCAGCCCTGTACTGCCGTCGTCAGGATCGAACTGCATGCTTGTCATGCCGTCCGCTCGCAACATAACGACGTCAAACTCCTGCTGAACCTGGCAGTCCGACGAGACTGTAACCCCTGCCGGGTAGGCAATGGTTGTCTTTGCTCCCGTGCTTAGCTTGACCGCTGTTGCGCTCTGGTTGTTTGCGATAATGACGTAGTCGTCATTGGAGCTGTTTGGATCAGAAAACCTGCCTGCTCCGTAAATCGCGTTGACCCCGCCGGTCAACTTAAATGACCCAACCACTTCGTTGTCGCTGACGTTGAACGTCTCGTCCGCTCCACTCAAAGGAAAAGTAAACTGGGTTGCCGACACATAAGTCGCGATGCGGTTGCCAGTTGGATCTGCTGTCTTTCCTGCAAAGTTGCCGGAAATGTTCACCAAAACTGTCATGCCAGGATTAGAACCAATCCACGGAGCGGCAGTTGTAACTGTGACCAGACCGGTCGAGTTGACCAACGCCATTGCCGTGATATCTACCTCCCCAATCAGGAAAAGCGCTCCCTGGGTCGCATCCCCGGTTGCTTTTAGAGTCGGCAGGATTGTCGTGGTCAGCAGGGTGCCCGACTTGTTGATGTAACCCTCGCGGACTTTAGCAGAACCGTTTTCGTCAAAACGAAGATTGCGGGAAACAGCAACGTCCCCGGGTTGCAACTGAGACGGTCGCAGTCTGGAAACTAGTGCGCGGAAACCAGTGTCTCCGTCAGATAGGACTGGACTGTCGAGGGGCATCTCATCGCTTGTAGGCAAGCACCTTGCCGGAACTTAGAGTGATCTGACTGAAGCGTCCGTAAATGGTCTGCCCGGAATCCAGGGTGATGGTTGCGTCAAAGTCATCGATGTTTGAAGTTGTTCCGCTGTTGTTGATGACTGCCCCTGCGCCTCCAATAACTTGAATTGCCATAAACGATCCAGTGTGCGCTGCTGTATCATCGATCATCACCGCACCGTTGACTGCGGTGAGACTGCTTGCTGTAGCTCCCTGACCCATGAAGAAATGATCGCAGACGGTGTCTATCGTCCGCCGCCAATCATCTTCCGCAGTCTCTTTTTTTGCATCTGCCCAGACGGCAAAAGTTTGCTCAAAACGCTTTTTGCTTTTTTCTTCTTCGCAGGTCTTCCGACTTTGCTTCCGTAAGTTCCTGGTCCTTGTGGCATTATCTTGCTTGGTTGCTCGCGTGCGTTCTGACGCGATGGTTCACGAATTGGTGCGCCCGGTTCCTGTCAATGCGCTCAAGCTCCCTCTGGAGTGCCTTGTTTGCCCTTCCTTCCCACGCCAAAGACTTCTCGTGGAACCCGTCGCTCGCAAGCATGTCCGCGTAGACACCCAGCGCGATATAGTCTTTCCACTCCAACGGAATGTTGGTCGTGTCGCCAATCTGGTCCCCGTAAATTTCGGTGAGTTGCCGTTTATACGTCAGAAAAACGACCGGAAATTTGATTTTCGCAGAACTGATGTTTACTGACGAAATAGTGGTCGCCAATGAAATGTCTAAGTAAGTCTGGGAGTCGGTCAAGTAGCTGACGTTGGTCAGCGTGTGCGTGTCATTGACTAAGGCGTCAGTCGCCGTGCCGTCGCTCGTAACAACGCCTGTGACGCTTATTGTGCCCCCGGTAATGGCATCGCGCTTGTCTGACGTTAAGAACTGGTAATTGGGAGATCCGCCGTTCAATGCGGTCATGCCGGTTTCAGCACCGTAGGTCACCTTGTATCCAGGCAGCTCAACCCCGTCTTTGCCCATGAACACTTCATATTCGCGCACACTTTTAGTCGCAAACGGGTTGGCATCGTGTGCCCGCAGAACGGTGTCTATGTCTCCTGATTTTGTTGAGGTCACACCTGCCGTTGCAGACGTCGTCCCTTGGAAAGGGACATACAGCCTCGTTGAGTCCGAATCATTGACTATGCGCTCCTCCCCGGTCACAAGGAATTGCTCCCAAAGATCGGATTCGCGGTAGGCAGAGCGGGCACGCGCATTGACTAGGTGCCGCACCCTTGTCTTTTCGATGTCGATGAGCGTAGCTCCGTGGTAGCTCTCAATAAGAGAAACCAGGTTGGCGTATGTCTCAACTTGGGACATCTATCTGTTGCTGCGCAAATGCGGGTTGCGCTTGAAGTAGTCCTTGAGGAACCCGTCGTCGGACCAGCAGCCCTTGTATTTCGGGTTGGTTGCAAACGCAAAAAACTCTTCCGCCGGAATCGTCCCGACGTGATTCATTGTTTTCTGCTTTTTGAAGCGCACGTCTTTTTTGTGATATCGCGCCTGCCTGCTAGCCTGCTGGTTGATCACACGCTCCCGCTGCTTCAGCAGGTTCGATCCCCAGCGCAGCTCTTGCTCAAGAGCTTTTGTGACTCCTTCGAGAATTTCCATTTGAGGAATCCCCCGCCCGACAGAAATCAATCTGTCGAGCGGGGGTATTGGTTGGACGAACCAAATCTATCGCTCAGCGAGATCGAGAATGCGCAGGAAGAAATGAATCTCTCCTGCGTTCAACTCGGCAAGGTTGTATGCAGTGCCGGTTGCCCGATCAGGCTTGAAGATGAAGTCAATCGTGTCCGCTGCGGTATAAACCTTCCCGCCAGCAGCAGTCAGAGCACCATTTCCGTGCCCAAAACTTGCTGGGGTCTGGTCAGTGTGAATGTCACACTCCGAATCCGCCATGTATCCATTCGGATCGGCACCATCTCCGACTTCAACGTCCAGCTCATCGCCGCCGCCAGAGTCATTGAAGGCAGTCACCAGACGGTAGCTGACGTGGGTCACGATTTGCCCTGCGGTGACTGGCACCGTCAGAGTTTGCGCGGTAGAATCTGAAGTTTCGGTCAGATCCTCATGGGTAACGACAAACAGTTTGGTGTAACCGTTCGCGGCGTCCTGGTTTGTAAGACTTACAAGTTTGCTCATGTCAGTGTTCTCCTTTTCTACTTGTTGAGATCCACGCTGGCGTGAGCCTGCGGTTGCAAGCACTCAAGCGTCGCCCAGGCTTCTGCATACCCCCGGCGACCGGCACCCTGGTTCTCCAGCTCTTCCTGACGAAGAGGAATGAGAGACGCCAGACCGACGTAGTCGAGGTTCACAATCAAAGCGCGATCATGGTTGGTTGAATCGGCGGACGTATCGGGGTTTGAATTCACCACGTTGATCTTGCCGAAATCACTGTTGTACACGTCAACAGCAAGCGTGACGGTCTTTGCCGTTCCGTTGATGTTGTATTGCCGCGAGTCAGTCGATCCGCCGGTCCTGACGAAGTCCGCAACGTCCTCCCTGACCCCGGTGTCCGCGATCATGGTGACATTGTTGAGCACTCCAGACGTATTGTACATCGAGGCAAGAGCACTGTTGAGAAGCGCTTCTGTCAGGATGTTGCTTGCGGGGTTGCTGATGACCTGCGCACTCGCTGGCGTGTAAAGCGAAGGAATGTCGCTACCTGGAGAAGTAGAGACATACTTGAACATGCCGCGAAGTTGCGCCTTGGCGCTACCGCTTCCGACAACCTTGTCGTTGCCGCTGGAGATCGCTGCCTCCATGTCCCGCTTCAACTCGCGAATGCTTTTGACGGACGCCTGCGCAAAGTTGCTCTGCACAGAAGAAACTGCGTCCTGGACAACCGACGTTCCAAAAGAACGACGAAAACCTTGGATCACGTTTCCAATGCGGAGCTTGTTTGCAAACTTGTCGTCGAAAGTTGACACGTCTTGCGCTTCAAGAACGCCGCTGGTGTCAGGACTTGCGAGACTGTCTATTGACCACTCGTGGTTGGTGGCTTTCGCCTTCCGCTTGGGGCACAGGGACACAAACGGGGTGTCCTGCGGCGAAAGCATGCTGAGAAGATCGGTGAGATCCTCCCTGTTCGACACCGCTGCGCCCGAGGAGGGAGCGGCAGGATTGTCGTAGGATGCTGAGAATGCCATTTTTGATGGTTCCTTTCTTGGTTATGAATTTTGAATTTCGAGGATCTCTGAAAGAACGTGATGATCGCCTGTCGATTCAAACTGCGCTTGCAAAGCTGCGAGACGCTGGGCTGGTTTGCTGTTTCCCTGGGCGGGAGCAGCGGTTGAGCCGCTTGGGTTACTCGGTGGGCGCATCCGTTGCGAGGCAGGTGCCTGCGGCGTTGGTTGCGCGTGTTGAGTGTCCCCTTTCTTTCTCGCTTCAGACCTGGCAATGGAATCCGCTGCGTGAGCTAGGATCAAAGGAAGTTCTGGCATCGACTCGCTCAGGTTTTGCAGTTCCTCACTGTTGAGCACTGATTCAAAACGCTGGCGGATCGGATTGTCTTCCTGTTTTGCCCACTCGAATTCTTCTTCCACAATGTTACGGTATTGCGCCCGGGTCGCGAAAAGCTCCTCCTTCTGTTGGAGTTGCTCAAACCTCGCTGGAAGATGCTGGTCTTTTGCTTTCCTGGCGCTTCGTAACAACTTGCGGATCTGCCCCTTGGTGAACTCTTGCCCATCCTCTTCGTGAATCACCGTGTCCCGGTGCTCGTCGTCGTGATCGTCAAGAAGCTCGCTTGCCCACTCGACCATTTCAGAGACTTCCGAATACTTCTTGCGAAGGTCGTCAGTTGAATCGATCTCGTTGAACGGGTTGGATTCCGCAGAAGGTTCTTCCTCAAGGGGATTCTCCTTCTCGCTAAGTTGATCGAGTTGCGACTGGAGTTGCTTGCGTTCGCGGATCAGCTGCGCGATGCGTTCAGCACCACGCGAATTCATCTGCTCTGCCAGTTGCTCGAGTTGCTCCTCGGTCAGAAGATCCAAGTCTGCTTCAGCAGTTTGCGCCGACTCTTCCTCCGGTTCGCCCAGTCCATCCTCGGGACCAGGGTTGCCTTCAGGTTGATCGGTTTGGTCCAGAAGCATTTCAACAAGTTGGTCAGGACTGACTGCGTCGTCTTGTGCCTCTGTATGTCCCGTGGTGTTTTCTGTTCCGGCATCCACGCTTGCCGTTTCGTTCTTTGTTTGTTGCATCCTCTACTCGCCCGGACGTTTGCGTGAGGTCATATTAAGGACGACTGTCCAAACTATTCGTCGCGCAAGCTGGAGATCAGCTCTTCAAACGCATCAATGCGTCCAACTACCTTGAACACGTCTCGCTCCGTTTCAGCCCTCGACAACTCTCCCAGCGCGGTTTCCCTGCGCAAGGTCAGCTCCTTGATCAGGGTGCGGTTGTAGACGGTCGTGCGCAAATATTTGACCGCATCCTCAAAAGACGGGTCGTCTGTGATCTTTGTCATTGCTGCGCGTTTACGCCCTGGAAGGCGGCTGGTTCCGTCCCCAAACGACCAATCTCTGCATTCTGCTGTTGCGTGAGCTGGAATTGGTATTGCTCAAAATATTTGCCCAAGCGCTGAGAAAACGCCTCGTCCTGCTGCAAGCGTTCCTGCACGTCTGGAACCTGCATGTAGTTCTGCCCGATCTGCATCGCAATTTGCGCCCCTTGCGGGCGGGCACCTACTTCAACGCCAGCATAAATCATACTGAGATCCTCTGCGACGTCCCGGGCAATTTTCGCTGCGCCTGCTTCCTGCGGTTGAATGATCTGGTCTGCCAACACGGGATCAATGGCGGCAGCAGCGACCTCGAGCATGCTTTCGACATCAATTTTTCCAGTTCTGTCATATTGCACGAGCTGAAGCATGCCTTGCAGCTTCTTCTCGACAGTTTCTGGATCAGACATCTGCGTATCGAAATGAATCGCAATGTCCATGTCCTGCGTGTCTGGATCACCTTTCTGGAATTGTTGCGGTTCAGGGACGCCTGACACCCGGAACATAACCTCGTCCGGTCCGTAACGCAGGTATGCCTTGTATGCCTGGCGAATGACATCGCGCACATGCGCCAGAAACTTATTGAGGTAAAACGCACGTTTCACCGCAGCGTCTGAATTTGTCGCCGGATCAGAAAGTCCAACCATCTCGTCAGCTTGACGCAGAAGTGTCTGCTCCACCTCAATACTGCCAGAATCGATTGGAGGCGGTTCCATCCACGAATACTCACCCGCCCTGCGCTCTGTAATGTGCGCACCAGGACGAAATTCTGGTTTAGGTCTTCCAACCGGTCCCTTTGACGGTGGGAGAGTTGCTATTGATGCTCGGTCAATCCTAGCGTCACGCTCTGCTTTGACTTGCCATTGTGTTCCGCGCAAGAGGTCAACCATGCTGCGCACGTCGTACATGCGCTTGTTGTCCCGGTGCAGCTCCGTCACCAAAAACGGATAATCGTCCAACCCGTTCAGTAGCTCGTATTTCGCGTGAGCATTGTCAACTGTGTGACGTTGGTGCCACACCGTGCAATAGATGCCTTCTGCTCCATCCTCCGCGATAAGCCGTTGGTAGGTATAGATGACCTCTATAAAGTCATTGTCATGCGCCGTGTTGTCCAGCGGCGGACCGTCGTAGTGGTCGCCAATGTCCCTGGTGCCGTCTCCGCGCATTGTTTTGATGACGGTGTCTGCCCATTTTTTGTTCCACCCTTCTGTGGCAACCTTGGCAAGCAATTCCTGGGGAGTCATTAGCACCCGCCAGTGAATATAGGGAGCAGTCTGCGGGTCCGTGCAGTAGTGGGGGAAAAATACTTCTGAATCTGCTGCCAATGCCTTTACGCACGGACGGTCAATCCCTTTTACCGAAACCGGCAAGTCAGCGACTCCATCTTTGCGTAATCGACGCAGCGCTTTCTTTGCTCTGCTGGTCTTGAGCTTTGGAAAAGCGGTTTGCAGCATTTCAACGATAGCGTCGTCGTTGCTCTCCTCCATCAGCATGTCCACAAAATCAGGAGAGACTGCGGCAATCTGCTCCAGGTTCATCGTCTGCAACCGTGTCACCTCTCGCTGCTCCCAGCCGACATAGGTAACCGAAATTCCCTTTTCAAACAGGTAGTTGCTCGCCAGTTCCATCTCGCGGGCGAATTCGGGAATCCAGCTGTCTCGCATGTATTTGAGAAATCCGCTGACGACCCTGGCGCGGGCAACGTCACCGACTTCCACCGGATAAGCACGGATGTGCGCCCGGTTCAGGGCAAACATGCAAAGAGAGACGTAGGCGTTGATGCGCTCCGAAACCACCATTGCCTGCGAATCGCTTGCCCCTTCCCACGGGACGCAATCTGCGCCTGCCTTGCGAAGATCGTCCTGCTGCCCCGCCCAAATATTGCGCCGGTCGTCATAGTTTAAACGACACTGATCCAACCAGCCATGCAGCTCGGCAAGAGTCTCCTTGTAGTTGTGCGCCAGTTCTCGAACCTTTGGGGAACCACTTTCGTAAACCTGTGCGGTATCGCTCACGCTGCTACCTTACCGTGCTTAGTCCCTACTTCGCCCGGACCACATTGACCGCTACCTTGTGAATTGGCAATTTGCTGTTTGTGCCCATTTGCCTGACCGCCCCATCCGTGTCTCTCATCACACTAAGCTCTAACCAGGTGCCTCCGATAGGTTTAGGCGGACGCCCCATCTGAGAGTGCCAGGAACTGTTAACGGGGTCGTGCTCTTGCTTGTAAGTCGCGCTGACAATGTGGCTCTGCTCGTCAAGAAAGACTCTGCCTCTTGAGCTTAGCCTTTCCCGGCAAAGGGTGACGACCCATTCTTCGTGAATGTGCCCGGAAATGATGACTCGCGCGTCCGGCAGGTAAACTGCGCGGCGATTGGTCTGGATAACGCCTTTTGTGACCGGACCACCTCCGCCCGTTCCATGGGTGTAGTAAATTGGCACTGAGATTATTTGGGTGGATGTCACTTTTAATTTGACCAGAATCCAGCCTCCAATTCCGCCAGTGACAACTTTAGATCCTGCGGCACGAAGTCTTTCGCCAATTCGCTCAATCAGGTCAGTCTCCAAGTGCTTCAGGATCGAAAGCTCATGATTTCCGCGACCCATGAACGCAATATTGGGCGCAGCAAACTCGCAAAACTCAGCATACCCTTCTACGAGCCGGTCCAAATAGTTTGGGTGATCGTGTTCCGGGCGTATGTCTTTTCTTGCTCTGCGGGCATCGTATCGGCCCTGCATGCAACATAGGCTGTCGCCCCCTTTTATTATCGGAGCACCTTCCTCGACCGCTTCCTGCATGTGCTTGCGGATCAGATCCTGATCGCTGTGCGGGTTGTCCCAGTGCTCGTCAAACTGCAATAGAATCCGCGCTTTTCCGGTTGTTCCAATGGGATCTTCAAAAGTAATTACAGGGACTGCATACCTGCGGTTTACGGTGAACCTTGGTTTGTTTGTTTTTGCCACAACATATCTGCATTAAGAGTTGGCAATGCGTTCGCGCACTGCGTCGTATGCGGGCAAAAAGAGATGTTCTAATGCCCGGACCACTGGTTCGTCCGGGAAGTCTGGAAAAAACGCTACGCCCCCAAGTTCCAGGGCGGCGTGGAGCATTTCGTGATAAAGCGTGACCTCTGCGACCTCGAGCGGAATGCCCTTGCGCAAATAAATGGTCTTGTCGTCCAGCGACCATTCGCCAAACAAAGCATTGTCGGGATAATCCCGAAATACTACGCGGATAGTAGAACCCGCTATTTTAACTTGCTTGGGAATACTCACAATCAGCGGGGTCAGCATCATCATGCTGCCCTGCCAACCGTTTCTTTGCGTTGTTGATGAGCTTATATGCCCACCTGGCATCCCTGCCGGTGCTGGTGCCTATGTCTTCCAGAGTCCGCTCCTCAACAGACCCCAGGACTGCGAGACGCACTCGCATGTAGACGTAATCCCAGCTCAGAAACCGGTCTGAGTGCTCAAGGACAAAGTTTTTCGTGCCGGTATGATCGGTTTCCATTTTCATCCTCAATTAATTGAACCTTCATGGGTTTGCCTGGCACCAGGTATTGCTTGATCTTTTCCGTGACGAAAACCGGTCCTTTGACCCATTCGCCCGTTGGAAGTTCGATCCGTGCCATGACAACCTTTGGATTCTGTGCAAATTTCAAAACGACTGCGCGGCAGAAGCGTGGAACCATTAGTGGCAACACTTTCGCCGCAGCATGATGTACCTTTATCTTAGCAACCCCAGTCGGACGGTACATAATGCGAGCTTTGCCGGGTCGGGATGAGTCGTAATACCAGTCAGAAGACGCCAAGTGCTTGTCCCTGATCTTTTTCATGGTTGAACCGGAAATACTCATCAGTTTCATGACATCCTTTTGCTGGAGATCCTGGTCACCTGCCTCTTGCGAATTGTCCTGCGTTACCATGTAATTGTTCCTTTGCGTTGTGCGCTACGGGGCGAGCCGTAACTGATTGTGCCGGTGGATTTCGGGTTCAATTCTGCCTCGTCGATGTGATAGATGCCGGTAATTGCTCCATACCGAATGCAATCAATCGGATCTTTGGTCGCTTCCTTCAGCCCCTCTTCGCCTGTGTATTCGCCCAACGAATGCAACAAGTTGCGGCAATTCTGCGACACATAGAAGTGAGGACGGTTGAGGCTATCGATCTCCCGGTTTCGGTCGTATGCCATCAGGTTGTTGAGCGCTTGTAGTCCCTGCTCAATCTCATGCCCCCGGTCGCCAGCAGGAAACGCAGACGGCAGGCAAATAAAGTCCAAGTCGTCCAGGTTGCTCAGGATGCTTTCGCTTCCGCCGTTTTTGCTGGGTGTCTGAATCTTGCACATGCGCGGATCAATTATCCGTTCGTGAATCGTTTCTCCCTGATCCCGGGTGTCTGACGTGACACGACCATCAGAATGTTCTGTGACGACACCTCCTTCCAACTGGTAGAAGAGCTTCACAAAATCGCGAATGCCTAGTCCTCGCCCTTTTGCCCCTGGTCCCGGGCGGTATTTGCCCTCGCGATGCTCAACCCAGTCCTCGTCATCTGGAAATTCGCGGTACACCCACCACGTCCCAGAAGCATCGACAGCAACCCACACGCAAAACCAGTTCTTGCTGCCGCCAGGGTCAATCAATTGATACCGCGTGACGTTTTTCTGCGGTATGCTTTCAGGAGAGACGACGTTTGTTTCGCGAGAAAAGTTTGGAAAGACGGTGGTTGAGGAGCGCACCGGCACTCCGTAGGCGCGGGTCAGGATCTCATCCCGAGGGCGGTTTTGCAGGTCGTTTGCAATGCGCTCGTATCCTCCAAACGGATTGTTGATTGAGTGAAAATAGACAATGCTCGCGTCCCTGTTCTTGCTGCGCTGGATCACTGGCACACGTTCATTCTTTAACAATTCGGCAGGCACCTGCTCGACAGTCTTTGCCTGGTGCAAAAACTCCCGCACCGTTTCCGTGTATCCATAGATCGGCGTAAACGTCAGGAGCATTTTTGCGTTCCTGGTCGCCAAACGAAACCGCAACGTGTTGATCAGTTCCGGTCCAAGCAGATATTCGTCCAACCAGACGCCCCAGTTGACAAAGTTTTCATTGAAGCTCCCCAGTTCAGCGCCCTCGAGGATTGATTGGTCCTGCTGGAACTGACTGTAATGCTTGAAGACAATCTGGGAATCATTTGGCAGGATAAGCTGCGCATTTGAGAACCCGGTTGCTTTCTTAAAAGAGACGTAGTGGTTTTTGCTGCGCGAAGTCTTGCGCAATTCAGGCGGCAACCACTCGTAGACCGTGTTTTGCACCTGGCGAACGCTTACCTCTGCGTTCTGCGAAAACGCAAAAATCAGAGCGCCATCGTTCTCAATCGCTGCGCGAATAATGCTTCGCGCACCGTAAACCGTTTTTCCAGACCGGTTCCCGCCCAGGACAATCAACTCGTTGGTTGCATCCTCCCCGGTCATCAGTTCATCCGCTGCGTCCCAGTGCGGCATCTGGAATCCGCAATTCAGCGGGTCGTCTGCCGCGTTACGGATTGCCGCGTGATACTGGGTGTGCAAAGCCAGCACCTTTTCCGCGTCCATCGTCGCCAATTGCTTGGCAGTGGGAGGAGTCAGGACCGGGTGCTTTTGCCAATTCAGCATTTATTCAACCAATTTGCGCAATTCGTCGCGATGCATGCCAAATAGCTCTTCCGGCAGACGCAATTCGTGCTTCCTCACCACAAAATTCAGTCGCTCAAGCGGATACTTTTCCGGCTCCCGGTCAAAGACGTCGTGATTTGTCGCCCAGCCTGCAAAGGTATAGGTCGGCATTGATCCCAGCATCTGAACGTAAATCTCACACTGCTTGTGCTTCTTGTTTGCGGGCACCAGCAAGTTTGACTTCTCCCACTTGAACGTCTTCACATCGACGGTGACATCATGCAGCGTGGTGTCATGCACCCGGAGCGCTTCACCTGTGTCCAATTCGCAATCAAACATGCGGGCAAACGCGACCTCCCCGGCAAACCCTTCAATGTTGATCTCAACGTCTGACCTGGGACTTGTGCGCAGGTTCTTGCTGCCCCGCAATTGGTTGCGCTGGTGACGTTCTTCGCCCACCTGCCTTGCAAGAGCAACATCCTTGCCATCAAGCGTGATTGAATACGTCATTCGTCTCGCATCCCGTAAACCAACACAAACCCGTCGCGATACGATGCCAGGGGCAGGACATTGAAATCAACGTACTCGTAAGCGACCCCAACATCCATTTCCTGCTCTTCCACAAAATGATCAATCAGCTTCTGGTAACTGTAGACCAGAATCCCAGGGTCCGTGTAACCCAGCACGGCGCTATCGATGCCCAGAACAACGGCATTCTCCGTAAGCAATCCTGCGTCGTTTAGTGTTTCTTCTGTCATTTGAGATAAACCACGCACGAATGATCCGCTGTCTTGTCGCGGTAGGTGAACCACACCTTGTCAACGACCCCGCTGAATCCCTTGCTTACGTCCCTTTCCTTGTCGTCACAGAATTCTGTCCAGATGACTTCCACGCGCTCGCCTGCTACTGGGGCTCGCTCTAAGGAATAAACCGTGCGCTCCCTTAAATGGTCCGGCGCTCTGAATGTAATATTCATTGCTGTGAATCCCGCTCTACCTCCTGCGCAAATTTCTCAAGACTCTGCGTATTTCGGGGCACAGCCTGTTTTTTGCGCCCGCTTTCGACCCATTTGTTAACGCTATCGCGGAAGGTCACTTTCTTTTCTCCACGCGACTCCAAAAACTTGTCGCACGCTGCCTTAATCTCTTCTGCTGACACTCTTTTGCTCATGGTTGTGTTAAAATTCTCCAAGCTAATGCTGCGCAGGCTGGGACCTGTCCGTTTCCGATTGCCTTGAGTCTTCCAACCCTGGAACGAATGCCCGTTGCCAAGCGCGGAACCGATCCGGGTTCAGAGGTTCCGTGGATGTCATCCCGATAATCCATCCCATCAACCACTCCACGAAGTCCGGGTTCAGTTGCCCACCAGTGTTGCCCTGCGCAAAAAGTCTTCTCGGTAGCAGATCGTCCCGCTTCCTGACGCTGCCGTCTGGGTTCTTGCTTTCTAGGCTCATTCCCGGTCCATCCTTCCAGTCTCTGGATGTCGGGGTAGGAAACATTCGGAGATCCGCATAGTTGACAACCTTCTTTGAACTCAAACTGAAAGGGGTATGTCCATTCTCCACAGTCATTGCATTGCCACTCTCCGTGGTAATGTCTGCACCCGTCCATAACTGGCAGCCCGCATTCTTTGCATTCCCATCCTTGCTCTCCTCGTATTGCGCTCGATTCGAAAATCCGCTTTTCATTGCATGGGTCAGCATCCATTGCATTTTCCCGTCCGGTGTTCCTGCTGCGTCCTCGCTCGCGCTCGGAGTGGGAACCCACAATCCACATCCTGTCCCGCTTGTGAGGAGCGCCGGTATGGTGTGCTC